TGTTGTATGAGATGTATTATATGTTGTAGTATAACTAGTAGTTGTACTTTTTGAGGTTGAATAGGTAGTCGTAGTACTATTTGACGTATTAAAAGTAGTCGTAGTACTATTTGTAGTATTAAAAGTAGTCGTAGTACTCTTTGTAGTATCAAAAGAAGTGGTTACACTAGTTGTAAACTCTTTCTTACTAGCTAAGAAACCTAATCCACTCATTATGCAAAGTCTCCAATGTAGTTAACTAATATGTTACTACTATCTAATACAAAATATCCTAACACACTTACTTCGTTAGCATTAGTACTTTGTACAATAGCAGCACCGTTAACTGGTGTTTTACATTCTGCTGGTAAAGTAAAGTCATGCCCTCCTGTGCCATCCTGTACAAATACTATATTACCAAAACGCCCTGCATCTTTGTTTGAAAAAGCAAAGGTAGTATCTGCTGTCATGTTTACTTTAAAGTTGTTAGCAGCAGCAAGGTCTATTGTAACTGTACTACCACCTCCTGCTACAGTGTCTACATCCTGACGTAAAGCACCTGTCATAGTACCACCTGCTAGAGCTAACTTTGCATCTAACTGTGTTTGTACGTTTGAGGTTACACCATCTACATAATTTAGTTCTGCTGTGGTTGAAGTTACACCATCTAGAAGATTTAACTCTGCGGCTGTTGATGTAACACCGTCAAGAATGTTTAGCTCTGCAGCAGTGGATGTTACACCGTCTAGTATATTAAGTTCTGCTACAGTAGATGTCAGTGTACTAAAGTCTTTACCACTGTACGCAGTTCCACCCATGCCTGAGTGGTTACCGCAATAGTAGTACAATACGTCTGGTGCGTCCTGCTCTAAGGTTACCTGTGTGTAAGCTCCAGCCGAACCCGGAGTTCCTACTTCTGTGACTCCTGTGGTAAAAGCTGAACCTGATGCGTGTGTACCGTTTGAAGTGGTTGACAGTCTTAAAGGGTGTGATGCGTTGGACGAGTCTGACTGGTCAAATCTTATAGTCACAGACTTTGGTAGTAGTGCTGTTTGCTGTAAAGCACCATCCAAGTAATATTTATTTCCAGAACCAGGATTTGACACAGTGACAGCTATTGTCATGTGTGGTCCTTTGGTATCTAACTGGGTTTGAACGTTAGAGGTTACACCATCTACGTAGTTTAACTCAGCCGTAGTAGCTGTAACTCCGTCTAACAAATTTAGTTCTGTTGCCGTAGCAGTTACACCATCAAGAATGTTTAACTCTGCAGCAGTAGATGTGACGCCATCTAGAATGTTTAGTTCTGCTGCTGTGGAAGTAACTCCGTCTAGGATGTTTAGTTCTGCTGCTGTGGAAGTTACACCATCTAGTATGTTTAATTCTGCTGCTGTGGAAGTTACACCATCTAATATGTTTAGCTCTGCAGTAGTTGCAGTAAGACCTAAACGTGTCTGGTCTGCAGGTACAGACATAAAAATATTTTTAGTACCAGCGCTAAAGTTTACTGCGCTAGTTCCATTAGATCCTGCTAAAACAGTAGTACGAGTGAGAGTATTACCAGTATTCCATGTACCTATACCTGTCTCCCACTCGTCTGTGCCTGATGTTGTATGTGCAATGGCATAATAAGTCGTGTCACCATTAGACATACACGATTGAAACGTATCAAAGGTAGCAGACGAACCACCTAAAGCATAAGCTCCTGTACCTGTGGTTGTTGTGTCCTCTTTGATACGATCTTTTGTAATTAGTGCCATTGTGTTCTACCTTTAGGCTATGCGGATAACAGCGTTGGAAGCATCTGCTGTTGGAAATACAATCGTAAAATCACCGCTTGTTGCGCTAACATTACCACCGAAGTCAAAGACTGCGATAGCTTTATTGCTTGCAGAAGAATTGTATATGATACAACCTCTTGCAGTAAGGGTTAGGTTTGAGAAAACTTCATCAGTAAAGTCTACGATGGCAGTAGTTCCTGATAGTGATATTGCTGCACCATCAAGGTTCTGTCCACCTGCTGAGTAGTTTGTTCCAGTAGCTTCATCTGAGTTACCTGTAACGTCAGAATAGTTTGTAGTTGCTGCACCGTAAGTGCCTGACATTGAGGATTTGATTAGAGCTACTTTTAAAGTATGAGTGTCTAAATCGTGAACACCTCCAAGAAGCTCTTGCTTGAAGCTGCTGCACATTGCCGTTGTGATTGCCATTTGGAAATGTCCTTATATAGGTTAAAGATGCACAAAGAGGCCAGCAATTAGCCAGCCTCTAAGTTTAAGTTAATTAAGAAACGTTGTAGATAGCTGACACCAATCCTTGTGGGCGTAGAATCTTACGTCCATATAGGTGCATACCACGTACAATGTCTGCAAATGAGTCGGGATCTCTGTAGTTCTCAACTTTGTTCATCTGCTCTGCAGTAGCTACAGCTTCTTCCTGTCCAGCTAAGATTACACCGTAGTGTGCGTCTTGTGCTAGTGCGCCAGCATGGGTTGGTCCATTGCCTTTAGCAGGTAGATTGTTTGAAACGTACATTTTGAAACCATGTATGTTTCCTGCAACCAATCCATTTTGTAGACCTGATCCACCGAAGTCTGCGTTAAGAAGACGTGAATCTTCATCTTTTAGCAGTTCCATGAATACTGGATCAACAATAAGGTAGCGTCCACGTGAATCAACATTTGCTGTATCCATTTGACGTGCCATACGTGCGATGACTGTTAATGGTGATACAGTAATTGCTGAGATTGAAGTTGCGCCCGGCAAACGTGTTGCTAGTGGGATTGAGTCGCCAGTAGCGTATGCTGTAGATGCAGCGTCTGCTGAACCTAATGCGCCCATATCAGTAGCGTCCAACTGGTTAGTCTTTAAAAATTCACCGTTGATCTCACCTGCTGTTGGGTGCTGTGCAGAACCAGATACAGATGTGAGTAACGCACCTGCTGCTGAGTAACCTGACATGTAAGATAGAACGTCAGCGTCAATAGCGTCAGCCATTTTATATGCTGCTCTGTCTGCAGCTAGGCTTACGAAATCAACGTGTGAGAACTGTTCTTCGATGTCATCCATTTTAAAAGCAAAGTAGTTAGCTTTGTCGATGGTTAACGAGAAGTCAGTGTCATCTAGTTTCTCAACAGAAATACCTGTGTGACGCTGTAGAGCGTTTACAGTTACGTCTGGTTCTTTTTGGATGCGTACAACATCCCCTTGATTTGCGATGTCACCAAAGTATGAATTGTTGGTAACTGCGCTGACAACAGATGACTTTCGTAAAGCAATCTGCGCCTGTTTGGAGAACATGATTGGGCTAAAGTTAGCGTCAAAGCCTCCACTTGCTGATGTAATAGCCATAGTTAAAATCTCCTTTATAGATATGGCGTTGAAGTAACACTACATACCCACGATGAAGAGGCTCTTTATATTAGGGTGGTCAACGTTGCTTTGAAACTGCGCTGTCTCTCTGCGTTGGGCCTATACTTAGAGGTAAGTCTTTGTGTGGCTAGTGCTTGATTAAGCATACACACTTATTGTTGTGTATATGCTATAGTTTTATCTACAATAGTTTGATTGTCAACTACTTTCTTGACATATCGTAAATAAATCTTCCGTTACGTTGAGCGTCAAGTATTTCCTCTTGTCGCTTCTCGTATTCTTTAATAGGCATTGCAGCTACCTCTGACTCACGAATGTATTTACTTGCTTCGTCTGCCTCTGGTGCTGCTGTGCCTTTTGTTTTAACTGAAGATGCTGCAGCTTTATCTGCAGTGTTCTTCTTTTTAGTAGTAATACCTGTATCTATCTTGTACAGATCAAGTACTCTTGATACAGACTTTGCATCGTCTACGTTTTCATATAAAGCATCCTGTACCCACTTAGGCTGTTCTTTTGCCCAGTTGTGAAATTTATCATCTTCACGTATTTGAATAAAATCAGGGTGCATATTAATTAGTTCAGCTTCTGCTTTTTCTTTTTTAGCTGTAATGCGTAGTTCTTCAAACTCAGCCATACGTTTTTCTAAATCAGTAGCAGTAGCTTTAGACTTTTTATCTGCGATGGTTTCTATGATAGCTGCGACATCAGGATACTCTTTTGCCCAAGCCTCAAGTTCTTCGTCTGTCTTAGGAAGTACAAGCTCTTGGTTAGCGGCTTTAGTTATCTGTGCCTGTAGTGCTTCTATCTTTGCGTTGAACTCTTCTTCTTTTTTCTGTGAGTGTCTACGTAAATCACCATAACGTTTCTTGAAGTTCTTTTCTTCAGCGCCTAGCTCATTGTCATCTTCTTGTGCTTTGGCTTCTGTTTTTTCTTCTTGTTTGGTATCACTCTCTGCCTGTACTGGTTCAGCTTCAGGCTTCTCGCTACTGGGTTGATCTTCAGTACTTTCTTCATCTGTTATACCTAGTGCTTCTTTCTTCAGAGCTAGAAGTTCTTCTTCATCTTGCTTGATACGTTCGTCAGTGGTTAAATATCCACCTTTACCCATTAGTACTCTTGGGATTTTAGGTTTTACCATTGGGTTTGGTTTTGCAGTTTCACTTGTAGCCATTTGTTTTCTCCTTATGTTGGGGTCAGCCGAAGCCGAGTGGCCTTATAGTTATTTGGATTTTTTCTTTCTTCCTTTTTTCTTAGATGCTAGTCCACCTTTTTCAAAACCTCTCTGTACGCCTCTTTCCATATCTCTTATGACACTATCTGTTCTTTGTACAGCAGCCGCATTGTTAGCTACAGACTTAGAGTTAGAGGGATTGTTTCTAAATGCTTCAAAGGTTTGTCTAGCACTACTACCTGCATCTCTGGTATTATCTCTTTGTGTTTGAATTTGGGCAGTCGTTGGGGCTGTATAACCACTAGTTTCCTTATAACGAGGATTATTTTTGAAAGCAATATCAGCAGCGTCTTTACTTGCTTTGGCTCCTGCTGCTTTATAATCAAATGGCTTACTCTGTGGTAGTATTTCATCATACCCTCCTATTGGCTCAGTCACAGCAGGAGTGGTAACTTCAGGAGTGTAAGGTTCTGCTATGCCTTGATCTGGTGCTAGTGTTGGGTCACTAAAGTCTACAGCAGGAATGTCTGGACTTGGTATCTGAGAATATTCTTTCTCAA